TATTTTAATTATTCTTTCTCTATCTTTTGCTAATAACGCATCTTGCCTTTCTTGTCTTAGATATTGATTTGTGTCATAACCAGCTGCTTCTATTAAATCGTATTTATTTTCTATAGTTTTGCCTTCTACATCACCAAAAAAGGTTCTTTCTAGTAAATTAGGGTCTTCTGTGCTCCCTTCTAACATTAACCCTTTTTCTGTTACTTCTGGTATGACTTCAGCTGGAACTCCTGCCATTTGACCTTCTAAACCTCTGCCGTATGTAGCTTGTTGTAGTTCTTCTGGTGGTTGTTCTATTCTTTGTGCTTCTTGTGTTATCGTAGAAAAATTACCACTTTCGTCCATTGTAACATTATCAGGTAAATCTCCTGCTGCAATTCTTGCTAATAAAGAAGTAGCTTTTTTTGATTGTGCTTCTCTATTCATAGCCCTTCTATCGGCAGCACCTGCTAATACACCACCTAATACTTTAGCAGTCATAGTTCCTACTGGAAATCCTAAAGCTGATTCTTGTGCTATAGCTTGAGCTCCAATACCACCACTCATTTGCCTTAATTGTTCAGCTAATAATTTATCATACTCTGTTAAATATGATTGTTGCCTTCTTAATGGAGCTTCTGTTGCCATTATATTCTTTCCATATTTACATCAAGTTTACTATAATCAACTAATAAATGACCGAAGATATTAGATAATACAGCTTGTGGTTTAATCTTCTGAACTTCTTGAGCTATAACACCTCTAAAGCGTTCTGGACTCCATAAGTAATTCCATTCATAAATATTAAATCCTGATGGTGATTGTCCTACTTTAACTATGTTTTCTTTTAAAGTTTTATCAGATATTTCTCCAAATCCACCACCTGCTGCGTAACCTCCTACCATATTACCAATAGCATTCATTCTTTGCCCATAACCTGCCATTTCTGTACCATATCTATTTGCTGCATCTGCTCCTTGAGCCATTGCTCCTTGCATAATTGGTGGTGGAGCCATACTTACTCCTGGTACATTTAATCCTGTAGTAGCTGTACCTAAACCAGCAGAACCAACACTTGGTGAACCAGTTAATGTTGCTAATTCTTCCATAGGTAATCGTCTTTGTAATAATGTATCTGCCATAGCTTGAGCTCTCGCTTGATTTTGCATTTCTCTTATCATACTCGCTTCTGCTAATTGTGATTGACGCATAGATTGTGCTTCACCTGCTAATCCTTGACGCATACGCTGTCCTTCGGCAATAGAAGATTGTGCTAATCCAGATAATTGGTCAGAATGCGTCATTTCTAATCGGCTCATAGCATCATTATATGCAGTAGAACCTACTGGTAAGCCAGAATTAATTAATTGTGTGTGTAATTGAGTTTTTTGTTGATCCATTGCTGGTTGTAACCGATTTAAAGCTCTATCATAATAAGCTGTTTCACTACGAGTTGCATAATCAGATAAATCATCAGTAGTTGCTAATGGTGTAAATCCTGTTGTATCTACCCCTCCTCTATATGTTGGTAAAGCTGAAACATCAAATTGTCCACTAGGTAATTCTCCTAATCTTTGTCCTGCTACATCTAAATATTGTCCACCTATTTGTGCTTGTTTTTGTCTTTGTGTTTCATACTCTGGTCGTAAAGAATATTGTGCTTCAAATCTTGGTTTATCTGCTGTACCTACATCAGTCCATTTTGTTATATCATAAGGACTATACACATCTGGTCTATTCATAATGCCTTCTACAATAGCGGTTTCTTTATTCGCCGCACCTTGTGCTACTGCTGCTCCTGTATAATCTGGAGCTGGTGGTGCTTTTGGTGGACTAAATAAATTGCTTACAAATTTCATTATAATTCCTTTCTTAAAATTACTTCTCGTTTTTTATATCCGTTTAAAACTTTTTCCCAACCTGCTCGACCAACAATTTCAATATTGTCATACTGTCGGTTTTTTGCATATTTTTCAACTTTTTCTGTAATTTTTATTATTGATTCTAATTTTCCTCCTGCAATCCCTATCCTTAAAGTGTTTAAATGACTAGCAGTTATAAGAGAACAATCTTCATTTTGAAACAGTTGATAAGTATTATTTTTAATACCTTTTTCTAAATCTTCTCTGGTTATAAATTCTTGTCCTTTTTCTATTGTTGGGAATAATTGTTCCCATATTTTATCTGTAATTACCATTATAACCCCCTACCTATTTCAAACATAATATCAGTAGAGTGCCATTTTACTTGTTGAAGTTTTGTACTTGTTCTAATACGAATAGATGCACACCACCCTATATCTGAAACACTACGCCATGATTGAGAAGTGGATATTGTTCCAGCCCAAGACGATACATCCCAAGTCGCTGTATCCCATTCTGCTCCAGTAGTAGATGCTGCTGAAGGTGTGTAACTAGAAGTGCCATCAGTAAAATCAACATCAAAGCCTATTCCTACAGGTAAATCTGCATCACTACCCATAACTGGTCTTATCGCTGTAAATCTTTTGGGTGAACCTCTCCCACCGAAATATACAAAAGCTGTTTTAGCAGACGCTTCTATATTTTCATCATTATCACTTGTTCCATTATCTCCTTGAAATACTTTAGTATCGCCACCAAAATATAAAACACCATTTAAAGTTGCCCAACAATAAGAATTTTGTCCTGTAAATTTTCCCCATGCACCAGTTGTTAAATTAACAACATATTGTACGAAACTTCCTGCTGTACTATCAGGAACATTAAATAATCCATATTGTCCTTTTGGGTATAAAATAGCTTCCCAACCAAATTGATCTCCAAAATTATTAACGGCTGTTGCAATACTACCACTAATTTTATCAGATATTGCTACCGCAGGAGCATTTTCTCCTGTAACTAATGTTTGTGATAATGGCATAAATCCTTGCTCTGTTATTAATACTAAATCAGAATTTACATTAATTAAACATCTCTTTCCTATAGGTCTTGCTAATTTAAAAGTACCGACTATTGACCATTTAGTAGCATCTGACGGATCAGAACCTGTATATATTGCTGCTTCCCCATGATTAGTTACAAATACAATATAATCATCAGGACCACTACCACCATCTCTAGTCCAAGTGCCTATAGCTTGTATATATCCCCCCATATTAAAAATACTACCTAAATTAAAAGTAGATACAGTTCCAGCTATACTATTAATAGGCAAATAACCAAAACTTAATGAATTATTAATACAGAAAAATAATCTTTCTTTAAAAACTGTAACATTATTAAGAGTTGTACCTGTAACACCACTTAATGTAGGTGTAGCCCACGCACTACCATTATAATGTCTAGGTGCATCTGCTCCATTTACTATAAATAAATATCCACCACCAGATATTGTAAAATTAACATGCTGAAATTGTGCATTACTTAATGATGTAACTACTGCACCACCTACTGAACCAGCACTTGTAACATCATAAATATTAGCACCACTAGCTGCAAATAATTTGTTTGTCGCACCAGAAGAATATGCCATTAAAGATTGTACGCTACTAGGTAATCCTGTTACATGACTTGTATAACCATTTCTTACAGCAACATCTGTACTGCCTGGAAAGAAATTATCTAAACGAATTGCATCTTGTTCAGCCATCATATCAACAGCATCTCTAGTATTCAAACCACCGATTGGTGCTGGAATAGAAGTTCCTTGTCCTGTAGGTTGAAACATCATATTCATTTACCAATTTCCTCTCAATCCAACACCCCAATAATTATCATCTTCGTCTTGGTTCGCTGTATGGCGATAAAGTGCATCTACTACCCAGTTTTTATCTATAGGGTAATTTACGCCAGTACTAAAATTTTGATTTTTACCAAAGTCAGTACCACCTCTTAAATTTACATAATCCGAAGGTCGATATTCTCCTTCAAGATATTCATTTCCCATAGAATCCATATCCAAACCAATATTAAACTTATCTGCGTTATACTCTAAATTAAGTTTCTTAACATCTTCTAAATTGGTAGAACCAGTAGCGTTCCATCTTCCGTTTGGAGAACGCCAATAAATTTCCCCATTTGTACCTTTAGCAAAATCCGTATTATATCTACCTCCTATAGTACCAATAGGGGTGTTAATTTGACCAGAAACATTCGCCAGTTCTTCATTGTTCCAATCTGTTGATCCTCCAATATTAAAGTTTGGTGTTTCTAATTGCAGGCTTGTTCCTTCTTTTCCTCCTTTACGGAGTTCGTGTGCTAGATACGCCCTTAAATCTTCATCAAGTACAAATTCTTTTTCTATTATTGCAGAAGCATCTTTTTCTTCATTAGGTGCTAATAAAGTAAGGTTTTGACTATCTGCAAAATCAGCCCTAATTCTATCAGGAGAAGCAGATATTTTAATAGGAAAATTAGTATTTTTAAAATATTCACTTTCTACTTTATCTTGTAAAACTTCAGCCATTCTTTTTTTTTCTTCTTCGTCCATTTATCTATATCCTTGATTTCTTCTTAATGCTGCTGCCATTCTTCTCATTTCTTCTTCTTCTGTTGTATCATTTAACATCATTCTTTTTCTGCCATACATATTCGCATTTCCACCAACTCTACCTACTTCTTTATCTGGCACAGTATATGTAGGCATTGATAACTTTGCAGGAGCAGGTATTGTGTAACTTGATGGACTAAATGGTTTTTTATTTGCTTCTTCTTTTTCTCTATCTCTTACTACTGTATTTCTTTCAGGGTCTGCCATTGAGTCTTTTTGTTGATTTTCTCCTATTTCTGCCATAGAAAGTGGCTCATCT